TTTCCATCAGTTGTGTTTATACCTAACTCGCCCAAAGCTAATTGGGAAGTTGTAGGCGCATTTCCTGTGGTCGCTGATCTTTTTAACTTAATCGTTTGTGCCATGTGGCTCCCTTATGTGCGTATATACGCTAGAGATTTATTTAGAATGTACCGCCATCAATATTGCCAGTGTATGCAGTCTCAAAGTTGTTCGAGTGGAGCAGCGTGTAGAAATATGGTGAGGAAGACTGCCCTTCATTGACTACCCATGAATCCTCAGACTCATCCCAGTTTAACCAAGCATCAGTTAGTGAACCACGCTCGACTCTTATACCTGCGTCTAGCGTTGGAGTACCTGTGTGGTCACCATTAAGGACAATCTCGTTGTCACCAACACTAACAGTCGTTGAGTTGACAGTAGTAGTTTCACCAGTGACGCGTAAGTCACCCAAGATAACTACTGTACCTGTGTCTGTTGTTGAGCCACCAACTTCACCTGTATCGTCTGGCGCAGGGTCAATATAGAAGGTACTTGGGCCGTGAATTGAACTAGCAACACTCAGCGTTCCAGTAGATATGTTACCGCTAGTACCAACAGATAAACCGTTAGTGCTTGGGTTATAAACTAATGCGCTGTCAGTCTGTAGACCTTGGTTGCCTGTGGCTGAGTTGGCAAAAGGGATATAGTGAGAAGCGTTAGTGCTGTTGTCTGCTGTAAGGGTTACGTTGGCTCCATAAGCCTTAATTGACTGCTGTGTAGCTAGGGCTGTTGCGCTGTTAGAAGACATATCGTCTTCATCTAAGATATCTGTAACAGTTACTGAACCTGTACCAGATAAGCCGTCAAACTCTACTGTACCGACAACATTTATACCTGAAGACGTAGTTTCTAATTTTTTAGCATTATCATGATAAAGTTCTACATCAGAATTGCTGTTAGCTTTAATCATGTATTCATTTGTAGGACTCATTACAAAAAAGCTAGAACCTACAGCACCTATTTTACAAGGGTCTAATCCCGATGAGTCTTTGAAATGTATAAAAGAGCCAGAGGCCGCATCCGTATCTGTGTTTTCTATTTCAAATACAACCCCTGCGGCTGAAGAACTGCTACTTGTATACCGCAACACCCCAGAACCTGCGTCTTTGATTATGGAGTTGTTGCTGTCATGGTAAATCTGGAGGTCATTACTAGCACCAAATTGCGCTTTGACATTATCACCAAAAGATAAATGGCTAGATAGGCTACCGCCAGTTGTCATTACAGCACCTGCCGCCGCTACATTAGTTGCGTCTGTAACATCTGCTGAAGCTTCAATACCATTTAGCTTGCTGTGGTCTGCGTCAGTAAAAACATTAGAATCTGAAGCGGATTCAACAGCGGCTCTGATCTGTGCGTCCGTCTGATCTGCGGTTGCCCCTTCTTCAATACCGTCTAACTTGTCTGTGTATGATTTACCACCAATGGCAAGAACATCTGTACCGTCACCGTAATAAAGTTTTTGAACACCTGTTTTAGTACTATAAGCTAACTCACCAGAGGCCAAGCTTGTTGGCGCTGTAGTAGACGAACTTCTTTTGATTTTGATTGTTTGTGCCATTGTCTTAAATCCCTATTTTTATTAAAAATTTCCTGCATCAATTAGAAAATTATTAAATGAATTATTGCTTAAACTTAAATCGCCCGTTAAGGTTCCTCCAGAAAGAGGTAAATACTGTCCACTTGAAGTCACGCTTGACCAACCTGATCCTGTATAAACACGTAAAACATCTTGAGAAGTATCAAAGTAAAGGCTACCTAAAGATAAAGAATCTCCGTCATTGTCTGCTGAAGGAGCGGTAGATTTAGCACCTAAATACGTATCATCAAAACTATCAAAAGCATTAAGAGCAGAGGTAGCACTTTGGGAGGCTTCGGTTGCTTTAGTTGTAGCAATGAGGGCTTGTTGAGTTATTTCGTCTAGTTGGCCTAGACTAGTGGAAGTACCCGAACCACCTGTGCCTCTAAATATAGCCATAAGCGCCTCTATTGAATAAAATAAAAAGAGACTCCCCTATAAAAGAGGAGTCCCTAGTTTTCTTACTTAGCCGTTTACAGCCAATACAACACCTGCTTCAGGACGCATTACTTGCGTACCGTATAAAGTGTCAGCAGTATACAGAGTACCAAGGAACTCTTGCTTATACTGAGTCTGAGAACGTACACCCTGCTGTTCAGCAAGAACCATAGCGTCCTTGTGAAGTAACAGAGCGGCTTTAACATCTCCACCTGCTGAGTTAGCGGAAGCGGTTTCGATGATTGGGCAGTTACTAGAAACAAATACGTCAACACCGTATAGGTTTCCAATCTGACCGTTACGTACACCTCGTCCGTCTACAAAGTCAGAAGACATGTAGCGATCAACGCCCATAATAGCGTTACGTAGGGAAGGAGGAACAACAAAACATCGGTTGTCCATAGGAACATCAGCATCGTCCAATACCTGAATAGCGGCACGGAAACCTGCATCGTTAAATACGTCAGTGGAAGCTACTGAATCTACAGCGTAAGCTTCAATACCAGAACCACCTGCAAAGTTATAAACAGTGCTATGAGTCCAATCTGATCCATCACCATTACCTAGAGACTTACCTAGGTTAAACAAGTCGTTATCAACTTGCTTGGCTAAAGCATAACCTGCGTCACCAGTGTAGAACTGACGTAGAGAAGCTAGAGCTTGTGCTTCAGTAATGTCTTCAATAAGACGAGAGTATTCAAAGTGCTTGTTGATTGAAATCTGGATTTCGCTCTCAGTAGCATTCTGAATAGTTACAGCGGTGTTTTCTGCCTTAGCATTTGCAGAGCCGCGAGTAGGCTTAGGAACGTGAATAGTATCACCTTTCTTGCCTGTCATGCTCATTTTTTTGACTAGGTTAGCCAATACTAGGTTAGATTGATAAGCCGCAATTACTTCGTCACTCCAAATCTCTGGAATAAAAGTAGCCGCGCTAGTGTTGTCTACTGCTCCGCCCATGGCGGGGTAAGTTGATGTAGCCATAATACAAGTCCTTAAATAAAATTAATTAGTGTCGGACTCTCCCTTCTTGATAAGCTAGCATAATCTCATCGGATAATGACATATATCGTTCAGGATCGTCCTTCATAAGTTTAATAATGTCTGAACGCCTGTAGATTTTCTTGGCTGACTGCTCTCCGCTTCCTCTAACATTTCCTGTGGATGCGGCCTTAATAGTGTCTTTGCGTTGTTGTTTCTCATTAGCGGCAGTTTGGTCTACAACTTGCTGACGTTCCTTCCAGTTACTGAAAAGCTCATCTGCGGCCTCATAATCATACTGCTGATCTGCTTGTGCAAAAAGCTGTGTTCTAATCTTTGATCCTTTGATCCAATCTACGAACTTACCGTCTTCCAGAATATCCTTCATATCAGGATGTCTGTTTTGTAGTTCGGTCATAGCCGCATTTTGTTTGTATTGAGCAGATACTTGCTCTGCTTCTTTAATCTTAGGATGATTATTAATAGCTCTTTCGACTGCCTTGTCGGGATCAGAGAAAAAATCTACTTCGTCTTCAGAAGTTTGTTGCGGTGCTTCTGGGTTTGAGAGTTGTGTCTGTATATAGTCATCAACAACTTTACGTAACTCACCTACTTCAGAACTTTGTTTACCTAAGAGTTTTTCAGCTTCTTGGTGCATTCGCACTATATCCGCTGTGCTCTTACCTTTGTATTTATCAGGAAGTTCCTGTTCTTCAAGTTCCTGTGTAGGTTGTTCATCTACAAGAGGTTGCTCTACTGGAGGCTCTTGTTTAGTTATGTCCGTTACGCTTTCAGTTTCAGTTGTGTCGTCTAAAGGTTGACGCTCGTCAATTAGTGTTGCCATTATTAAACTCCGTGAGTAATCTCATTATGGAGGTGTATTGTATGTAAGGGTTCGGTTAGGAGTTAGCCTTACGTTCTTTTTGAATCTTCCTTTCGCGGTCTCTCGCCCACTTCATGGTAGCACCTGCAAAGTCACCTGAAACGGGGTCTAAGAGACTGCGAACGGGAGATATGATTCGACTAGCCATTAACGAACAGTGAGGACATTCTATTTCAGTAGTTTTAGAATTTATAAACTTTTCAGTAGTATGTCCGTTGTCGCATCGGAAGTCAATTATTATAGCCAACTTAGATTACTCTTCAATAATTTCATCTTCGTTTTCTAGTTCTTCTTGCTCTTCCTCAGCCTGTTGCTTGGCTGTTTCTATTTGCGTTTCAAGATTCAACAGGTTAGCTATCATTGAAAGTTGTCCTTTTCTAAAGGAAAGGTCTTTCACATCTTTACAAGCTTCTATTGAATTGATCTGCATTGCATTTTGAGAAAGATCGTTCAGTAAGTTTTTCCAACCTTCTGTTCTAAACATTTCTTCAAAAGCTCTATAGAATTTTTCGAGTTCTTTATCTTCCATTACTGTTTCTCCTAAAGGACAGTTTATTAATTTAAAATAAAATATACTAAATACATAGTATAGTTATATTATAGCACGTTTGAAAAGAAATGTCAAGAACTATTTTCTATATCTTGCTGTTTTTTTTAGCTTTGTTCTTACGGTAAGTCTTAGCCCCTGCATCATTTCTAAGAGTCTGTATAGCCGCCTTAGCTTGTTTAGCGTTTAAAGGCATTGATCTTGCTCTTTTAGCCGCAGGTTTTGCTTTAGGTGTAGCTTTCTTTTTTGCGGGTGGTCGTCCAACTTTACTTCCGTATGTACCTTTACCTTGTGGCATTTGATTCTCCTACCATTTAGATTTGTTAGCCCAGTATGCCGCAGACATCTTACCCTTGGCAATGTTCTTAGCGTGTCGAGCCTTGAATGATTTACGTCTTGCTTTTTCTGACGCAGTTTTTGGATTTGATCCTGCACCTGAAACACCTTGCTGTCCATAGCGAATAGTCTTTACTTTATCTCCTTCCTTAGCCACCACCACATGACTTTTGGTAGCATGGTTGGGAGTTCGTTTAGGTTTGTTAAAACCGCTAACTCCTGCTCTTACTAATCTAGGGTCTTTAGCCATTAGTTAGCCCTCTCTTTAATAGCTACTTCTCTTTCCTTTAATAACTGATCGGAAACCTTAAGTCTACGTTCAAACTCACGGTCATCATCGTTACCTTCCCGTATGTTAGTAGTGATAGCTTTAATCTTGTCAATCTCTAACTCTTGAGGTATAGATTGAGCTTCAGTAGCAAGCTTTTGCGCTCTTGCCTGTGATTCAATAGCTTGACCTTCTAAGGCCGCAGTCTGTGACGCTTGGAACGCTAACTGTGATTCCTGAGCCGCTTGCTGTGCTTGTTGTGCTTCAGGGTCAGGCTGATTAGCTTTTTCAAGGGCCGCTATAAGTTCCTCACGATTACCTACGTTCATGTTATCAATAATCGACATGATAAGCTGTGAGTACATTGGAGTTTCAGGTGACATAGTTTGTAACAACTGTACAAGCTGTGTAACTTCGTACTCACGCGCAATAATGCCTAGTGAACTGGAAGTATGGAACTTGTAGTCAGCAACAGGATATGCTTCAGGATTAAACTGCATGTATCTATGTGCGGCTTTAGTTACAAA